CGTGAGTAATCGCAATCATCATATCCGTACCCTGTAAAGCGTTCATCAAGAAGGCCGACTTTATCCAGTACTTCTTTTTTTATAAGTACACAAACAAAGCAGAGACGAATTTGAGTGTAATGTAAAGACTTAGTCGCGTGGGACTGCCAGAATTCCCCGATGTCGCCAATGACTACAGGTGAGAGAATTCCCACGTCGGGGTTTTTCTCCATTATATTCTGCATTATCTCAAGCGTGTATGGATGAGTGAATCTAACATCATCATTCGTAAGCAGAACATCACCTGTAGATTGTTTGATTCCCAGATTGATGTTTCTGCTATATACGAACGGACTAGCCGGACCTTGAACCGTAATCCATTGGTCGGGCGATGGTATAGCATTGCCGTCTCTCACCAAAATCTTTTTTTCTTTCGGCGCGTACTTATCAATACTATTCTTGCAAGCTTCAAAAATGTCGTTGTGTTTTGACGGGACGATTATCGTCGCCCGAGTTCTCGGAACGTGTGTTGAAAGATCGGGGCACAAGCAATTGTTTTTCCAAGTTGCGCCCGATGTATTGCGCAATATATGCGGCGCTCCGCACTCCTCACAGTTTGCCATGATTATATCTTATGACTCGATTTCTTGTTATAAAGATCGATGCGCTCGTTTAATTGCTGAAGCCCTGATTGCAGTTCGAGGAACATGTTTGCAACCTCGAAAAACGATGAATTACACTGATTCTTCAAATCTGTAAGATCATCTTTCGTCGCAGCGTTTATGGTCGCCTCAAGTACGGCGCGACTTAACGCCTCTTCCGGTTTACGAATCTCTTCTAATGTAACAGTTCCGCCTATTGGTTTTTCCCAAGACTGCTCTTGACTGTCCATTTCTCCTCCTATCAATTTATTTTATTGGCCGCTGCGCTAATGTCTTAATCTTTTGTTTCAGAATCTCTTGTTCGCGCAAATATTTCACTCGCGCAAAATAATTATCGACTGCCGGATCACCCCGAAAGTTTTCTAGTTGTTTCTTTGCGCGTTCGACTGCAATCGGATCGTTGTGTTTATTTCCCACGACTGCAAGAAGATTGCGCGAAATTTCACTCATTGCAATCGGTTCTGCGGGCGCGACCGGAGCTAATTCAGTTTCAATATGACCCCATCGAATCGGCGGGCGCGGTTTCGGCGTTTTGATATCAGACATGATCCTCCATAAGAAAAAAGCCAGCGGAGATGATATCTCTTAAACGCTGGCTTAATATCAGCCCGGTTAGTATACTGTGTACACTAAGGAGGAGGTCCGGGCTGTTTGTCGTGAAGATTTGACCGTTTTTGCTTAATTCTTGGTCACTCAGGACTCAAAAGGTACGGTCGGACCAAAAACTGTGTTTCCGTGCTCCTCTACTACCTATAACTAAGCTAGGCGGTAAAATCGATCAATTTAATCACATTTATTTTCGGCTACTTCAAAATCGGCGTCTTCATAGCGTTCGAAAGGGTTAAAATCATCCGCATCAACATCAATATTATACACCGGAGTGCGCCGTATACTCGGGCGCATCTCTTTGATAAGATTAGACTTAGCGACATCTCTCACGACATCTCCTTTGTACTTTGTATAATATTCACTCGAACAACGCCGAACTGCCAGCTTAACATACGCAAAAAACTTGCCTTTGCTTTCAAATGTCTTACCTTTCTCTATTTGAATCAGCACTTTAGCGACCGCATTACTAGTAACATCTTCGGCGGCAGTCCTACTATCCACTATAATTGCTTGCGCGATCTTCTCTAAACTCGGATAAATTTCTTCCAACCACAATAATTGCTGCTCTTTCTCGATCACTATCTCTCACTTTCTGCGGCTTTTAACACACCACAGTATCATTCTGACACACGGCGCAAGTCTTGTCAAGCTTTATTTTTGCCTGTGTCTCAAGATTTCTCTTGACACGTCGCCTTTGTACATGTATTCTAAGAATGCGGAGGTAGTTCAATGGTAGAACAAGCGACCCAATCGCAAGATGGCGATTCGAAATCGACCCTTCCGCTCCATTTTTCCGTTTGTTCACTTAAAGAAGTCTCTAAGTTCGTGAAAACAAACCACTATTCCAAGACGCATCCGGGCGGGATAGACTTCAGCTTCAAACTAGAATACAACGGCGAATTAGCGGGCGTGTGCTTATTCGGCTATATGGCTGGTAATCCCAAAGCCTCTTGCGTGTTGTCCGGGCACGATGACACTTCTAAGTATCGAGAACTAATGCGCCTTGTTCTGTTAGATGAAGTTCCAAAAAATAGCGAAAGTCAATTCGTAGGCTGGTGTCTTCGCTGGCTTAAAAAGAATACGGACTTGCTGGCAGTTCTCTCATTTGCTGATCCTGTACATGGGCATTCTGGTGGAATTTATCGCGCTGGCAATTGGCTTTACACAGGTTTACAAAAGCCTGCACGCCCGAGAATCTTCGTAAATGGGATTGACGTTCATCCACGTATGTGTGTAAATCGCTACGGAACATCGTCTATACCAAAACTGAAAGCTTTGGGGCTGACAATCGAAACGCTGCCGAGAGAATCAAAACATCGCTATGTATATGTTCTTCGACCGGAACTGACGCCGCTATTGAAGTACCCGCTTCAGCCTTATATTAAAACAAAATAACACTTGACATCTTGCTTTTATGTTGATATTATTATAATTGTGATGCGTTGAAATCGGATTGTCGCCCGATGCAAAAGGCTGATAAGGCAGACATAAAAGCAAACCCGGCCCATCACACACCGTTCGGGGCCGTTCTTGGCGCTCGGCATTGATGTAAACTAGGAAAACAAATGACTCAAACAGCTACTAAGGTGCAAGCACCTGTTGTAATCGAAGCAAAAGTTTACGAACTTCCTGAAGTTGGTTTGCACGTCGCAACCATCCTCTCTGTCGAAGATTTGGGAATGATCAAATCTGAACTGTACGGCGAACAACGCAAGGTTCGTATCACTTACCGCATCGAAGACGAGAACGGCGCAGACGGAAGTCCGATGCTCGTATTCGAAACATTTACTGCGTCTTTCGGCAAGAAGACCCGACTCGGAATGAGACTCCGTTCACTCGGCGTTAATACCGATCAGCCGTCGCTCGATATTTCTGAAATCGCCGGAATGAGGATCAACGTCAACATCGTTCACAACAAGAACGGCGACCGAACTTATGCGAACGTCGATTCAGCTTCGCGTATTCGTAAGTCGTCTGTTGCTGCGGCAAAGATGGCAGAGGAAATCTAACAAGATTGTACGGCGCGGGTTTCATGGTAAACGACCAATAAATTAGCACTGCCTATAAAAGCATGGAATATGCGCCGTACAATATTTTTATCATGGACAATTTAACTGAAATACGAAAAGGATTAGACCTTCTCTTCGAACCCGGAGACGTTGTCGAATTGCGCGTTCCGCGTAAGCACGAAGTCGAATATTCTTCTACAACATCCGGATTCTTCGATGATCTTGATCGGTTGGCCGAAGCGATAGAATACATAAATACAAAAAAGAAACAAACCGTTTACGTCACAATGAATCCGGTTAAGCGCGATTGGCAAGGTGTAAACAATCAAGCTTATATTGGAAGTGCAACACTGCGCGAAGAATTGCAATTGTCGCAACAGCCGCTAGAACCGCGCATGAAAAAGAGTATCGCGTGGGAATCAGGTAAGACGCATTATTCGATGCGGATGTCCGAAGATGAAGATATTTCTTTACGTCGTTGGATATTAATCGACATCGACGCCGGACAACCCGCAGGTACAAATAGTTCTGATCAAGAACATCGTGATACCCTTGATATGGCGATGGAAATTCGCGCTTATCTGACATCTCGCGGTTTTCCAAAAACTGCTTTGACAAACTCTGGCAACGGCCATCACATTTACGTTCGAATCGATCTTCTTAATACAACAGAAAATCTTTTACTTGTCAAACGATTTCTTAAATCTATCAATCAAAACTTTCGCGGACAATTCGGAACTGCAATGGTCGATGAAGGAATGTTTAACGCGGCCCGAATTACAAAGGCGGCAGGAACGCACGTCTACAAAGGTCCGCATACAGAAGATCGGCCCAATAGACAAAGCAAAGTTCTACACTTCGCCTCTAAAACCTCGGCGACTGAATCTCAGATCACAGAAATCGCAAATGAATATATTTCTATCGCGGGCGAGTTCGATCATTTCAATCCCAATGACGAAGTCATCGATGATAAAGAAATCCGCGAGAAAGTCGATAAGTTAAAATCATATCTCGATTACTATGATGTTGATTATCAATCAATCAGGCAAAATGGCGATGATGTAATTATACCGTGTACTTGCCCGAATGCATCTGAGCACACAATGGACGGCGGCGAACTCGAAGCGGTCGCGATGGTCGCAGCAACAGGCGCTTATAGCTTCCGTTGTCAGCACGCCCATTGTTCTGATCTTCACAACTGGCGCGGATTCAGAAACTTCGTTGAATCACGATCTACAAAACCTATATTCGTATGGGATGAGCGTATATTACTTTTAAACGGCAAACAAATCGCAGGGCCGAAACAATCACAACAACCGATTCTAATCGAACAAGGTAAATTGACCAAGACAGAAAAGATTATACAAGTACTAAAAACTGATCCGGATAATGTTTATGAAGGCGCGGCATTGCTCGGAGTATCTGAAAGAACGGTTCGTCGCGCAAAACGAGAACAAGATAGTATAAAATTTACACAGCTGATGTCTGTCACGAGATACTTTTGATAAATATAAATTATCTCATAATGAGACAAATGTCTCCTTACCATGTACTCTAAACACATAATATAATAATACTCTTATTGGAGTACATGTTCTGTAATGTGGCCGTTTTGTTGAAAAGAAAGAACTTAGTAAAAAATGAAAACTTTGCATCTCGACCTCGAAACTCGGTCAACTGTTGATTTGAAAAAAGTCGGCACGGATGTCTATGCGAATCATGCAGATACAAAGGTCCTGATGCTCGCGTATGCGTTCGATGACGGCCCGGTTTCTTTGTGGGAGCCGCATCTCGGCCCGATGCCGAAAGAGTTACTTTCTGCACTTACAAATCCTTTGATTACAAAAATTGCTTGGAATGTTGGCTTTGAATTCTCAATCATTAGCGCGGTTTTACAAATACCGCTTAGGATCGAAGAATGGTTTGACCCTATGGCTTACGCTCGGTATCTTGGGTATCCGGGTAAGCTTGAAGATGCAGGCGAAGCGTTGGGTATTCCACAAGAACATTTGAAAAATCCTATCGGTAAAAAATTAATTAAGATGTTTTCAATGCCGACTCGGGCGACAAAGAAAGTTCCGGCGCACTTTAAAGATTGGAATTCGAATCCTGAAGAATGGAAACTATTTGATGAATATTGCGAACAAGACGCTATCTCTGAACGGGCGATTTTTCATGAACTAGAAAAGAAAGCGCCGTTTCCGGAAATCGAGCGCAAAACTTGGGTTCTCGATCAAAAGATTAATCAACACGGAATTCCGATTAATCTTGAATTCGTCGGCAAGGCATTAGCGATTGCGGAAAGCGCCCGAGCCGAGATTATTGAACACTTGAAAGTGTTGACCGGATGTGCAAATCCTAATTCACCCGCACAGTTGAAGTTGTGGTTTGATCAGCAAGGTTTGTCTTTTGACAGTCTTGATAAGAACCATGTTGTTGCCGCGCTTGAAACTAATCTTAGTCAAAACGTTCGTGATGTTCTTGAGTTAAAGCAATTACTCGGCGGAATAGCCTTTAAGAAACTTCCCGTTATTCAGAATCGAACGCGCAACGAACGGCTGTGCGAAGCGTTTACATATCACGCGGCGCATACAGGACGATGGGCAAGTCGAGGAGTCCAGTTTCATAATCTGTTAAAGCCGACAAAGCAAGTCGCTGAAAATTATGACGCGATTGTTACAGCGATTATGAACGCGGCGAATATACCCGCGAATATTCATCCGATTGAAGCAATCGGCGGAACTTTGCGGGCGAGCGTGCAAGCACCTGAAGGCAAACGACTTATGGTCGCGGATTATTCTTCGATTGAAAACCGCGTACTCGCTTGGTTGGCGCAATGTCCCGGAATGTTACAAGTTTTTCAGAAAGGTCTTGATCCGTACAAATCGTTTGCAGCGCTGATGTACAAAATTGCTTACGAAGATGTAACGAAAGCCCAAAGAAACTTTTGCAAGTCTCCGGTTCTCGGTTGCGGATTCGGTATGGGTTGGAATCGGCTGATCGCTTACGCCGCAGCAATGGGTCAGAAGATCACCGAAGACCAAGCGAAAGAACTTGTATACGCGTGGCGCGAAGCATATCCGGAAGTTCCTGATTATTGGAAAGCACTCGGAAACGCGGCAGTTCGCGCCGTGACATTTAAAGAACAATATCAACTCGGGCCGTTACGAATCGATGGTCGTGATCCGAACATGTTACATATCGTATTACCGAGCGGTCGCGCACTTCATTACGACAAGCCGTTTATTGATGTCGATATGTACATGAAGAAGATCGTAAAGTATTATGGTCCCGGAGGCGCAGGTGGCGGATGGGGTGTAATTGAAGCTCGCGGGTCTTCGTTAGTTGAGAACGTTGTTCAAGCGATTGCTCGCGATCTTCTTGTCAACGGAATGATGAACGCGACTGAAGCCGGGTTTGAAATTGTTTTACATGTACACGATGAACTTGTTGCAGAAGTTCCTGAAATTTCGCACTTGACATACGAAGACTTTGAGTATAGTATGACATTAGCTCCGCAATGGGGGCAAGACATTCCGTTAGCTGTTGAAGGCTACGAAGGCAAGATTTATAGGAAGGGGTGATTATGTTCGGGAAGAAAGCAAAGAAAATTAAAGAATTGAAAGCTTATTCTGATGCATATTATAAAAATTGGCGCGATGCTTATAGAGATTCTGCCGCTGCGCAAACACAAGTTGATAATCTAAAAGTTCAACTCGCAGATGCAAATAGTGTGAGAGTTGCGTTGCATGAAAATAACCGCGATCTTCAAATCCGACTTGAATTGCTTCAAGATGTTCTCAAACAATTGAATATTCCAGTTAAGCTGAAGAAGTAATGCGAGAAAAAGATTTGAAGGCACTGACTCACGCTGTTCTCGCTGGACTTGCAATCGCCGAAGCGTTCGACTGTAAGTCTAAGACAAGAAAGTTAGTTACTGGACTTTGCGCCGGATGGCACTTACACGCAGTTTTTTATCATACGTTTATTGAAAAAGAACTTGACAACAAGAAAGAAAAGAAGTAAACTTTAAATCGAGGAGATTAAACATGAAGAATGTTTTTATGACTATTATTTTGGCTGTGATGATGTCGGTCGCGGCTGTCGCGCAGTATCCAACAAGTCCGAACACAGGAAAGGCTAATACGCCGTATTCTGTCGCAACTTTCTCAGCAACGTTTAACGGCGCGGTTGCTGTTCGTACACAAACAAATACGACGAGTTCTGATGTTATTTATACATCGAATAATGGAACAGTTGCGCAGCTAATTGCTGTTCGTACTGTCGATCACGATATCGCGGTCGATTATACGTCATCGGATTTTTATGCAAATGACGACCGAACGGGCGGAACTGTCGATACCGCAAATACGGCACACAATGTTTGGGAAGGACATCCGTTTACTTATACGTTTCGTAATTTTATGTACGAAGACGTAAATCTTTCAAAGCGGTCGCGTTATATTATCGTCAACTCTCGCGAAGTAATCTTTGTTGAGCAAGTCTCGGCTGCGAATTACGCAGACCGTGACGAATGGCTTGACTTCGAGTATTCACTTCGGATTAAGTAGCGTTTCGAGACGTAAACTCGATGGTGGAGGCGGCACGGTCGAAAGACCGTGCGCCCTAAGATAATAGAACGAAAGGACAATATGAATATTACAGTAGCAGATTTGAATAACTTGTTGTGGGGCGCACGATCAGAAGGTTATGAAGACGGTTTGCGTGACAGTCAGATTAATTCGCAATTTGCGCAAGGTCAAGTCGGTAATACAGTCAATACGCAAGAATATACTAAAGCAGACCCGGAACCGGAGCCTGAAACTTGTACTGATTGCGGAGTAGAACTAACCGAAGACGACTTTGCTTTTGAACAATACAGTGACGCATTCGATGACGGATATTCCGAAGCAATTGCAGATGTCAAAGAAAGTCTAGAGTTTTAATTTGTAAATTTGTTCAGATGAAGTTGTTATTTCCGTTGTCACACCCCGGTTCGAATCCGGGCAGGTCCACCAAAGTGGCTTTGCGTATCGATGTAAGTCCCACCCTGAATACCTATAGTAAGGGCGAAAGAATATCGGTTTCGAGAAAAAGCTGCTTTGATGGGCCTGATACTGGTTATCGATGGCGATGATGAAATGATAATGGATGGACACGAATGCTGTGGCCGCGTTAAGGACACAGAAACCATAAACGCTACGACTGAAAAGCCGAAGACGTTTGCGATGGCCGCAGGGCTTTAATCGCATGAGGTTGGCCGCTTCCTTATTAAATAATAGCGGCATTTAATTTATTAGGAGAATTTTATGACTGATTTTTTGGCGGGAGTTGTTGCAGTAATTGGCGTATTAGTTCTTGTATTCGGACTCGCACTTCTGCTCGCGTTTCCGACAATGTGGGCAGTTAATTATCTTTTCTCGATTTCGCTATTGACGACGATCTTCGGAGTCGCGAAGTTAAACTTTTGGCGTGCGCTTGTTCTTAACTTTGTTATCGGTTGGTTTTCAACTTCGAAGACCGGAGAAAAGAAATGAATCAGCATTACGCAAAAGAAAAACTATGTTTGAATTCGAAATGTCTATCCGGCGGAACGATGTCATATTTCACTTTATCAACCGCCGAGAAGACGAATGAATATTGTTCGCAACGATGTCAAGAGGCTGTCGAGGGCCGGATTCCGGTTTCGACTGACAAACGATGAGTCAAATTAATCAACCTATCTACTTTACTGCCGATGAGCACTACGGGCATAGGCGGATCATAGAGTATTGCAATCGTCCGTTCTCCGATGTCAATCACATGACCGAAACTTTGATCGCGAACTTTAACGCGAAAGTTCCATCTAATGGATTGACTTATCATCTCGGAGACATCTTTTGGGATTCTGTCTCCGTCGAAGACGCCGACAAAATACTGGCACGATTAAACGGTCGGCATATTCTTGTTTGGGGCAATCATGATGGAACTGCCGAGAAGATGGATAAATATTTACTCTCGTTCGAACGAACTGCCGATGTTCTATTAATCCGTCAAGACGGTGCTCCGAAGATATTCATGAGTCATTATGCTCACCGCGTTTGGCCGAGTTCTCACAAAGGTTCTTATCATCTTTTCGGGCACAGTCACAATCAATTGCCCGCGTATGGTTTGAGCCTCGATGTCGGCGTTGACGGGAATAATTTTACGCCGTATAGTATTTCTGAGATTAATAAAATCATGTTGAAGAAAATCGCCCAAGGATATAAAGACCCGTTGGTGGTCGCATAATGAAAATCGACCAAGGATATCGAACTTATCAATTCGAGCATCTTCTCGCGATTAGCGATTCTTGTTATGACGGCGATGAACGACCGACACGAGAAGAATTCCGGCAAATGCTTTCGATATCTGAAACTTGGGTTGCTTGGGAACCAGTCGCCTACAATGGTATCGTTAAGCCAATTGGTTTTGTGATCGTAAAAGAAGTCGGAGAAACAATTCCTTACCTGTGGTCACTCGCGGTTCACTCTAATTGGCAGAAATGCGGGCGCGGGTCACAGTTACTCGCGCACGTTTGTACAAAGTATAAAACACTTGAACTTCATTGTCGGGCCGATTCGTCTGTTCAGAAATTATATTTTGATCACGGATTTCGTGTCATCGAAGTCGCGAAGAATTATTATAAGATGGGGGATAAGTTTGTTGACGGATTGAAGATGATGCGTGAGGTTTAAAATGGCTTTTGTTGGCGGCGATGATTGGGGTCCGTTTTCTCCCGAAGACGACGAAGTAATCGATATACTCAAGAAGCATTTAAAGAAACCGCCGTCCGAAGAAGCTATTCAAGAGACAATTCCGTTCGAAGATGAAACGACTGTCGCCGGAAAGAAATATCCGTTATTAGTTATGCCGTCAGGTTTGTTCGTTTATAAGAACGAAGTTCCGCCTGAAGAATCGAAATCGCAGCCTAATCCGGAACATAAACTCGTATTATTTGTACCGAGTAAAAGTAAGAATGCAAAACAAAAATTTAAGAAGATCAAGATGCATCCGATGACTTCTATTGTTATTCGGTCAAAGACTGCCGATAAAGATAAAGATCATGCATAACAGGCATTATAATACCCGTTACGAGCGTTTGCAGGCCCGTAGAGCGATAGTTATTGGTCAGCCAAGGGTCGGCAGTAATCATTTTCATACGTGTGAGTGTCGAGCCTGTTGGTCGTGTACTGAACCGAAATGTTCAGCGTTTCATCAAAAGAAACAAAAATGTGTACAATGTATAAAACGCGAGCAAGAGCTAAACTCGGGCGAACAACAGACACTTAACTTCGAACCTAACTTTTATTTCATAGACGAGTATGTTTATAAAGCGGCGAACGAACTGGGATTACAGATATCAAAAAACATGGCGGCGAGTTTGGAAAAACTGTTTGTAGACCAAGGGTGGAAAGCGCCAGAAGATTTGATAAAAGACTCGGTGAAACAATAATGGCTGGAATCTGCCCAATATGCGGTCAGCCGAATAATGCCCGAGACTACGTATACTGTACAATGTGTAAAGATCAGGCACGCGAAGCAGAACTTAATTCGGGCCGACAAGAAAAGCTTCCGTTCGCGCAATTAGTATTAAAGCCGACGATAGCAGATAATTATATTCCGGGCAATTATAAACCTAAGACTGCATCTGCGACCATGAATCAAAACTGGTCGGCGTCTGAGAACGGATACTACGACATGAAGTACGGCGTACATGTTCCTGCGGGCGGAAAGATTAAAGTTGAGTCAGTCGAGATGTTTGATAATTGGATATGTATTACAGTCATCGATAAGTTCGGGAATGTACATAGTACAAAGAACATGAGTTACTTCGAAACTTATGAACAGAATAAGAAATACCCGGATACAGACCCGGATAAAGACAAACTTTATGGTATGAAGTTCTATCCTGCCCACTTATCAGAAATCTAAAAATATATAAACCCCGTATAATCAGATACATAGAAGTAGGACCCATAAATATTTTATCCGTGTATATTCCCTAATAGTCGGAGTCCCAAGCATTGTTTTGTTCGCCTTCTCTTTGACCGGGCCGGGCGCTACGGCAAAAGTAACCTCCGGGTGGGGTCGGGCGGGGCACCCCTTCGCCAAGGGAGGTAACCTCCTCCGAATCAATAAGTTACGGACTTCGTTACATTACGTTACGAAATTCAGATTTCTCCGAGAACGGCCCTGCGAGTGCTCATCGCGGCGTGAGCACGTTTGTTGCCAGACCCGAGCAAGGGCAAAACCCATCATCGTGTTTACTATCTCGCCACGTTACCCGAGCATGTTGAAAATGGAAACGAGTCAAATCCTTTGTTATCAATAACTTAATACAAATGGGTTATTTGACAAGGGCGGAACTGCGCGAGAGCATACGCTTTATTGTATATGTATTGTAAAGATATGTTAAATCATATATCAGATTGAGATGGAATGAACGAGCGCAAGCTGCGCGTGGTCAAGAGTGGGAATAAGTGGGCGATCCATTATTGAATAACCTTTGGTCTGCCATGAATTGAGCTATCGTGTTCACGTCATCCGGCGATAGCGTAAACCATTCAGAATATCCGCCATTCGCCCGCAGTCTACGGTCTTCGACTAGCGAGTGCAAAGCTATCTCAACACGTCTACAATCGTTATTCTTGACTCGCCAGACGTATGACACATCATTCACAAACGGCATGCTCGTATAATGTCTAATCCGTCTGTTCACTTCGGATGATTGCCCGATTTTGTACCAACCGTGCTCGGTTGAACCGATGAGATACACTCCGGCGTCTTCGTCGCGCCTTTTATTGTAATCAGCTTCGTCTTTGACGCGCAATTTGCGTGCATTGGTACGCGGTACAATGTGAGTGTGCGGAGTGCAAATTGGGCGCGGTTTTGCCATTGCTGCATCAATAGCCAATCGAATAGAGTTTTTCATAGTTTTTATTCTCCCATCTCAGTATCTCATATCTTTAGTAATCTGTCAAGTTTATTTGCCCGATTTTGTTGTTTTGGCCGTTCAATTGCTCACACTGTTCACGTAACATGAACATTGGTTACTATTGTACATGTACTATCGTGCTATTGACACGTTCTTTGTATTCTGTATAATCGTGACATGAGCAAACACACAGCAATCAAAGCTTATCACAAGCGCAAGGGTGACAAGATCATTCGTGAACAAGCTGCCGCTCTTGTTGCCCGATTCGCCTCAGTCCAAGAGGCATTTGAATACGCTCAATCACAACAGGCGCTTTATGTTCAGGGCCAGTCTCATCTCTATGAGTATTGGCGCGAAGTTGCGAGGGCCGTCTAATGGACACATTAACAGCCGAACGATTGCTCAGTGAGATTTATTTACGATTGTTGGCCCGCGAATCATCGGGCGCAACTGAAGATGAGTTGACTCATTTCTTAAAGGTCGTGTCTGGCGTAACGCCAACGATTAAGCAGCTACGTGCCGCGATTGATCTATTGCTTGCGACTGATCAGCTCGAAACAACGACTGCAAAGCGCCATGCGGCTGTGTATTATCTCAAGGGGAAGAAATGGTAAAGCCTACGACATTGCGCGAGATGTACGAGCTACTGCAAGAGCATTACGCACGCATTGAATGTTATGATGCGGTGAGTCATTGTGCCGGATTATGCCTTTGCCAGCGCACCAAAGCAGCGATTGACGCAATCAAACCGCATATCGATTCAGGCAAGGTGCTAGTATGGAAACGCTAGACTACTCAAAGCCTGTTCTTGTCTATCGTAATCTCAAGCATGGGCGCAAGTCTCGGCCTTTGTACAGTGTAATGCAGAATGGCCGTGTTGTACGCCATACACACGCTATTATGTTACGCGATGTCCGGTTCATAGTGCGCGAAGCGGGCCGACAAAAGGTATTGCAAGAAGGTCGTAAGAATGTACATGCATTCGCCAAAGGCTTTGTCACTGGTTCGGCCTTCGGGACTGACAGGTTCGGGCGATTAGCTTGTACAGTCTGCTATAATCCATACAACGATGGTCATTTCTTCATTGCGGGCGGAAATACGCTTGCTAGTCGCGTAGATGGCGCACAAGCTGTGATATTAAATCGACACGGTATGACAGCCGCGTATACGCACAATGATGAGCAAGACATGCGCCCGAGTTATGTATAATCGGCCAGTACAAGAACTAAAGTAATAGCACTTCTGTGCCTTGACAGTTCTGGCCCGGTTTGATAGATTATACACAGTATAAAACATTCACAGGAGCAGCGATCATGGCGCAAGTTGCTAGTCTCTACTCAGTGTATACAGGGCCAACATTAGTACAACAAGTTGCTAATCGTCTTCGCTCTCTTGGTTGGCAGGTAACGTGCGAAGGCACTGAACATGTACACGTACATTCACTCAAGCCCAAACACGAATTAGTTCGCGCTTGCGGGCGCACATGGCGTGATAATGATGTGCAAGTGCTCAAGCAAACCGTTCTCTAAAATGGAATACCTGACAAAACCCGAACTTCGTGCGCTTATGCAAACGGCGCACGATCATAACAAGACACATCATTTGTTTCTATGTATGTCTTTGTGGCACGCGACTCGGGTCAGCGAAGCTTTGGCAATTTGCGGGCGCGACATTCAATCTGGGCTAATCGCAATCGGTGCGCTCAAGGGCGGAAATGACGATCTTCCGCCGATACATATAGACAATGATCCATTGTTCGATTGTTCGCCCATCTTGGCGATTGCGCAGTCGAATCCGGGTCGCATATTCAATTTCTCGCGCCAAAGGGCCGACGAATTTATCAAGCGATACGCGGCGATTGCAGGTATTCACCCAAAGAAAGCACATATGCATGCGCTAAGACATTCAATGGCAATGCTACTCTGGGACAAGACTCATAATCTTGGCATGATTCAATCGTATTTGCGCCATAAAGACCCAAGTTCGACAATGAGATATTTAGTCGAATCGGATAAACAGAAAGCACAAATCGCAGTCGCGGGCATTACGATTTAGCTAAGATTTTACTTGACATTAAAACACTTTTCGTGATAACATTGGATAGTGGTATTTTATACTTATCTATGGTTGCGCGAAGACGGCACGCCTTACTATGTCGGTAAAGGCAAAGATGATCGTGCGTTTAAACGCGCATCTCACATTCAAACTCCGCCGTCTGATATACAACGTATAATAATCCAAGAATTTGAGTCTGAAATTGACGCATTTGCGGCTGAAATATTTTTGATTAGCTATTACGGACGTAAAGATTTAGGAACAGGCGTATTAAGAAATAGGACAGACGGCGGAGAGGGGCAATCTGGGCGCATAACATCTGAAGCGACTAGGCAAAAACTTCGTGTGAATGGAATTAGAATGAACAACGAAGGGTATCTTGATAGAATGCGATCACGAGAAGCGTCAATAAAAGGCGGGCGTAAAACTGCCGCTCTCGGGCATCTGAAGAAAGTATGCGTCAAGGGCGGCGCTAGTGTGCCTTTAGCAGTTCGTCGTAAGAATGGCGCTATTGCTGGAAAGATAGCAAAAGAAACAGGGCGCATTCATACAATTGCCACTCCAGAATCTCTCGTTAAAGGCGGACGTGCCGCGATGAAAATTATTAATCACAATCGTTGGCATAGGGATAGGCGCATAGTCAATCCAAAATGTGAATTGTGTTCTTTGGTAATAACACCTTTGAGTACTTGACACGTTTCTTATATCATGTATACTCGACACATGAGCACATACAAACGCGACGACAAAGACTTCAAAGAACGACTTTCAAAGCGGGCCGATGAACTGATTCAACGGCGCGTAATCCGAAACTATTCGCCAACGATTGCGCAACAATTCGTGCATCTTGCTGAAGATAAAGAACTTGCGGAGATTCGGCTCGAACAGATCAAATTAAACCCGATTATCGCGCCTAAACCTAAGAAAACAAGCTGGTTCTGGCCGATATTCACAGTTTTATTTGTTCTGTTTTCTTCGGCGATCTTCGGGCTATGGGGATTTTCGATATCGGTAATCCTCGTCCTCGCAATCAATAGCGGGATCGGCGACTCGGGCAAGACAGTTTACATAATTTTATCTTGAATTCACTTGACAAGAATCGGCCCGAATGATACTATTTTAACAGTAAATCTGTTTAGGAGAAACAGCAATGGCAAAGTTGAAAGCTACACCAAAGAACTTCGCTGAAGCATTAATAGTCTTAAACGGCAAAAGCGCCGTCAGACTTGGCAATAACACTTATCTTGAGCAGATCATTTCATCGCAGGGGCAACTCGCAATCACAGTCCGGTTACACAATACAAACATTGTTATATTTCATCACGATGGCCGCGTAACGCTGCACACAGGCGGATATCGCACAGTCACAACGAAAGGGCGCATTAACCAGTTTATCGCGGGTAAAGTCGGGCAGAAAAAATTTGACTGGTTTTATTATCCACCCAAGTTCGGTAATGATGCACAAGGCTGGTCAACTGTCGATTGGGATAATCCGGTTGAATTTGAGGAAGGAATCGAGGCATCGCGCTAATGAGACACATCGAAATCACAGACGCAATTACCGATGCGCAGAATCGCGGCGAACTTTGCCCGCATTGCGGAAGCAATTCCGGCCACTTCATTCACTGCGCTTTGATCAATCGAAACGTAGCAGAAGCGAAATCGGCCCGGTTGTCTGACGCGGATAATATTCGCTTGACAAGTCTCGGAGTCCGGTGGTAGATTGTACAGAGTAAAATCTTTTGAGGAGCAATGACAATGCGCCGAATCACTATCGATATTTACGAAAACGAAGCAGGTTTTTACCATCTGATTATCGAGGGCGGGTCAATCGAAAACGTAGACGAGGAGCATTTGACTGTTCATGGTATTCAGTCTATTGTCAAAGCAGTAATCAGCGAAGCAATTGAGACTTTCTAATGACTGACGATACAAAATTCGTGACTCGGGCGCTACAAATTTGGAATTCAATGCAAAGTCCTTGGACTCCGGTCAAAACGTTCGGGCAATTAACTGCCGCAGAACAAAGTCGAGTTATGGGAATCGCGCAAGATTTGAAAATTCAAGAGAAAGATTTTATCGGAGTATAAAATGTCGTATTCACGAATCGCAATTAAGAAATCAGAACGCGGGCCGAAAACGCCAAAGTCGAGCACAAACGCATGTGGTGTTTGCGGAAGTCCGGTAGAATCCGGGCAATTGATTTGCCAAGACTGCAAAAAGAGTTTAGTATTTTTGTACGAGGTAAAACGATGAGCGAACGAATTTGGTCCGATTGCACGCCAGAGCAAGAACAGGCGCTAAACAAACTTCGATTCGCGCAAAACCAAGTTCCGGGCGAAGTAATTAATGAATGGGCCGGAATTGACAAAGATATCGCAGAACTTGAAAGGATTTTCGCGCTATGAATAATAACTTTCTAACTCGTTTTGCAAAAGATCACAAAAAACTGTCGGATATGCACGAACCAGACGAGCAAGGCATATCAGTAGAAGTTTTCGGCAATCATTTGGATAACGCGATGGGTGATGGTGTCGAACATTCGTGCGGTGAATACAATATTCGCATCAAGAATGAATACACGAATGAAACAGAAGAGTTTAATCTATCAAATTTGATAGCTGCGGCGCGGAGGTCAAAGTGAATTTTCTTAAGCAATTTATCGCCGCACGCGCCGTCTCAACGCCGATTATTAGCGTCAGAACATCCGATGCCGCTTCGACTATTACAAACGTTCGCAAAGCTTTGATTACCGGACTTACGAAAACTGCGGGCGAAGAATTAATTAACAAAACGCCGCTTGTATCTTGGGACGCGATTCACGGTTTAATCGGCAAGAACGACAAAGGTTCTGCCGAAGTCGCAAGCATGATTGCGAAGATTCAAGTAGACGCGGGCGCGACTGCGCAATTGCCGATTGCTTTGTCGGCACTCGAATACGCGTCTGAAGATGTCATTTGTTTTGTACACAATATACATCTTTTTTGGGCCGACCCGCTCGTATTACAGGGCATTTGGAACGTCCGAGACTCGTACAAAGCGAACGGAAATATGCTCGTTCTTTTGTCTGTTCTCGGAACTGTTCTTCCGCCTGAATTGAATAACGATGTTCTCGCACTCGAAGAACCATTGCCGACTAGGGCCGAGCTAAAGCAGATCGTAAAAGATTGTTTCGGATTCGCGGGCGCAAAAACTCCGACCGAAGAAATTCTTGAGAAGTCTGCTGATGCACTCGTAGGAATCGCGGCGTTCCCTTCGGACCAAGCAACGGCAATGCATATCAATCTAAAAACGAGTAAGCTTGATATCGCTGGAATGTGGCAGAGAAAGCGCGATATCGTCAGCGCGTGTCCCGGTCTTAGCTTTTACACAGGCCCGGAAACACTGAAAGATGCGGGCGGATTAACGAATATCAAAACGTATCTGACGCAGATCATGAAAGGAAAACGTGGTGCGAAAGTAATTCTCCGCGTTGATGAAATCGAGAAAGCCTTTGCGGGGGCGGGAACTGATACAAGTGGAGTCAAGGGCGATTTACTCGGGAACTTTCTTTCGTGGGTCGAAGATAAAAAAGTCGTCTGCACTTTGTTTCTTGGCGTTCCGGGAGCATCGAAATCGCACATCATTTATTGTCTTGGCGGCGAATTCGAGGTTCCGGTAATCAATTTTGATATCGCGGGAATGCAGGATTCACTCGTCGGCAATTCGGGCAAGAATCTGCGCAATGCTGAGGCTGTAGTCGAAGCGATATCTGATGGTCAAATTCTGTTGTGCGCGACTGCGAATAGCTTGCGCGGTTTGCCAGCGGAGTTAATCTCACGATTCGAGAAAGGCGGAATTTTCTTTTTCGCCCCTCCGAATGCTGATGAGCGGGCCGAGATTCTGAGACTAAAGATTGCGAAGTACAAATTGACATCCGAGCAAACGACAGAGATTCCAGAAATGGATATGTTTACCGGGCGCGAAATTGATTCGATGTGTGACAAAGCCGATATGATGAATTCGACACTCATTGAAGCTTCGCGCTATGTCGTGCCACTAATGAAAAGTCACAGTGAACAGATGGCGGAATTGCAGCAATCGGCCCACAATCGTTTTCTTAGCGCGTCACATCCGGGCCTTTATACTTATACCGCGCCTAAGACTGAGATTACACACGTCCCGACTGTTACGACTACGGGAAGGAAAATGCGATGATATATTTTGTGTTTATGTTTGGAATTGCAGTTGGCTGGATTGCATGTGAGATAAACGCCATTTTGAAAATCCGAGCGGAGTAACTTTAGTAATAGCACGAAAGTGCTTGACACAAGATTTTGTACGTGTATAATTAATATAGACTATGGAACAATGGATTACAATTCCCGATTTTCCTGATTACGCTGTCAGTGATCAAGGGCGCGTAAAGCGGGCAATCGCTATTCTGCCCACTCCGGGCAAGGTTGGCGCGAGAGGCTGGCCGACAGGTATATTAGCCTACAAGTGGGCAGGGCGTAATCGAGAGTACGCGCAAGTAGTCTTGCGTAAAGATTGTAAGTCTCACTATCGGTATGTGCATATTTTGGTTGCTCAAGCTTTTATACCGAATCCCGAGAATAGCCCGACTGTGAATCATAAAAAGGGCGATGAGAAGTGGAATAACACGGTTGACAATCTTGAATGGGCAACATATCATGAACAGACTGCGCACGGTATTCAACATGGGCTGATCGTGCGGAATCCATTAACCGGGCAATTTGCCTAGAAAGTAGGGTATTTATATTTCTGCATACGCAACGCTGGAGACACTTTATAAAGACAGAGAATGCTTAGTTCAGGCACTCGGAGATATGGGTTATAAAGATGTGGAAGTCCATGATGAGGCGCAATCGTTGACAGGCTATTACGGCGATACTCGGGCCGAGAAAGCGAATGTCATAGTCCGGCGCAAGTTTGTCGGAAGTGCCGCGAATGACATTGGCTTTGTCAAAACGCCCGCAGGAACTTATTCGGCCATCATAAGCCAATACGATTCGGGCAAACACAATACGAAATGGCTTGACGGATTGAAAAAGAATTACACAGAGCGCGTAGTCGTGAAAGAGGCCCGAAAACAGGGTTTAAAGTTCTACTCTCGCGCTGTAGTTAATGGCAAGACCGTGATTAAGTATTTGAAAGCGTAAAATGACCCCTGAAGAAACTAAAGCGTATAGATCGGCGCAGTATCAAAAGAACAGAGATAAAGTATTAAAAACTGCTAACGAATACTATGCGGCGAATCGAGAAACGATTTTAGCCTATAAAAAGGCATACGCAGCCGAAAATCGTGAAGAAATTGCTATAAAGAAGGCGGCGCGATATCAGAAAAATAAAGATGTCGTTCTTGCAAAATCGAAAACACGCTATAGTGACAAAAGTCCAGAAATATTAGAACAGCAAGCAGAGTGGCGTTTACAGGCTAAAAAAGAAGGACTTGCGCATTACGGAAAAAATGGACAGCTACAGTGCTGCTGGCCGGAATGTGATATTACAGACCTTGACATGCTTACGCTAGACCACATTGTCAACGACGGGGCAGAACATCGGAGAAAGAAATTTCCGGGCGGTGCGTCTGCCTGTACTCGATTAAAGAATGCAGGCTACCCGGAAGGGTTTCAAACGCTTTGTGCTAACCATCAGCTAAAGAAAGAGACAGAACGAAAAAGATTGGAACGAAAACAACGTCATGCAAAAGATGCTATACTGATAAGAGCACAGCGTAGACCGTCTTTAAATTCTAAGCATGTGCATGAAACAAAGTATCACACTTATCAGGTCCGCATTCAAGGTGACTATTATGGCACGTTTAAAACGTTAGAGAAAGCGATGGCAGTAAGAAATGCTGTACTTACGCAGAAAGGAATGATACAATGAAAATCATAACGATTGAAATTGATGAAAAGGGCGATTCGACAGTAGACTTGGAAGGATTCATGGGTCAAGGCTGTGCCGCGATCCAAGAAGGTTTTGCGCGTGCGGTCGGAAAGTCGGACCATGTGACGCACAAACCTGAATTCAACAGGCCGTGTTTGACACAGACAAAGTTGCAGCAGAAAAACTAATGTCCCAAGAACTTACATTCGTGATTGACTCTGCGGGCGATATGAAATTTCTCGTCCCTGAATTCATGTCTGAAAGTCCATTACTCGAAGGCGCAAACATTTCGCGGGCGAGTCACGTAGAGCCGGACAACTTTGTACTTCGTATAATCTTTCACGGTCTGCGACAAGTGTTAGGCGATAAGGGCCGAATGTCAGAGTTTACGAGAAATTGGCCGATTCGCTGGAGAGTCAATACGAAACCTGTAGGCGGGCCGATTCTCGCGGGCCGATGGCGCAATCGAAAAGACGCAATCGACGCAGAAATAAAATTTTTGAATTCTTGGTTTATAGGAGAATGAAATGATTAAAGACGGATTTGTAACAGAAGAATTAAAGAACGGCAAATTTGTTGCATGGATAAGCGGACAAGTTGAAACGCCAGTCGCATTAGGCGCGACTGCGGAAGAAGCGACCGCCCGCATTACGGAATATCTCTATAATGAATTGAGGTCAAAACAATGACAATCGAAACGACTAATCTAGATTCACTGATTGACAAAACGGTTTTTCTACGTCTCAACTTTGGCCGATTCGGAGTGACGCGCAAAGTCGATATTGGAATTCAATCTGAGGCTGTAGAATCGCGGTTTACGCACCAGAAGAAACTTCTTGTTTCGCCCGAGCTAAAGGCGATTGCAAAAGCGGATAACGAGATTAAAGCGCAGATTGACGCGATTTGTCTGCCTTACGATGTCGGAATTCGCTTTGCGCCGATTGCGGCGATTGAACAGATCGATTCGATTCTCTCGAACTATGCCAAGACTCGGCCTGCTTTGATTGATGCTTTTGTCCTAGTATACGAAATTCAAACTGCCGATGCTGAAATTGAGCTAAAAGAACATTTCAATCCGGCAGATTATCCGAGTCCCGAACAAGTCGCAGCGCAGTTTACGTTTACTTATCAATTCATTAGCTTTTCCGTTCCCGGTCATCTCAAGTCCGTTGCTCCGGGCGTATTCGCGGCAGAGAAAGAAAAAGCGCATGAGATGCTGATGGAAGCGGCTGCTGGAATCGGGCAAGCTTTGGCGACAACGGCGCACGAACTTGTTGCGAATCTCCTTGACCGATTGACTCCTGACGCAGACGGAAAGTCGAAGAAATTGTACGCTGTACACGTCACGAAGTTACAGGAATTTCTGAATACGTTTGATTTGCGAAATGTCACAGACTCGAAAGAATTGCAGACCGAGATGGACAAACTGAAAGCGATTATGTCTGGGATTGATGTCGAAAAGATCAAAAATTCTGAGACTCTGCGACTCGATTTGCAATCGCAATTTAAGAACGTGACACAGAGTATCGGAAGTTTGATCGAAGTCAAAGGCCGAAAATTTAGAGACGTACCGGAGGCGCAATAATGTTTACTCTGCCAGCGGGAAAATACTATCTCGGTGATCCATGTTACACGTTAGGCGGCGATAAATGGCTTGATGTTTTGAAACAGTCTGATTATTTTGATAAGCCATACGTAAAGGGCAAGAAGATGGCCGTTGCTTTCGGTACGGCATACGGCGACGGGCAGTACATGGATCAATACGGTAATGAATATCCGGTTGACGCGGGCATGATTGGCCTTGTGCCTGTTAGCATGGCGACAATTAAAAAACCGACAGGCGTTCACATGTTTACGTTTACTGAGCCGATTGAATGTGAAGATCGGGGCGACGGCGTTCTTTACTTCGGCGGATATGCGATTGATACTGATCCGGATGACGAAGAAGAAGAAGAAGAAGATGGCTATTGCTCACATTGCGGGCGAGGATGATCATTTTTGTACTTAGTATAATCGCCCGTCTAATCGTGTTGGCGATTGTGTGTTATGTGTGTATTAAATTGTGAGGTGTTTATGGCCGAATTGAGAAAAGATTATTTTGGCTATCGTGTCACTTGCGTGGTGTGCAGTGTTGAAAAGAAACCTTGGGGAAGGTCTGCGCCCTTGGATTCGTATTACTGTGACTCGGATTGTCCCGGCTATATGCAAGAACCTTTGCCGTCTAATCTATGGCCGAACGAGTCAGAGGCAGATTTTGGGTTTAAGGTCGTGCGTTAACAAATCATGAATTCAATCGCCCGAGGTTTCGATGTCGCATTGGCGACCGCTTTGTTAAGTAACGCGCCGCGTCCGGGATTACGGATGGGCGCTGCGTTATTTTCGGGCAATCGGCTTTGATTAGGCGCAACTATTATGACGTAGGCGCAAGATTGACTCTTTATGTTGCGCGTAGACGAGCAGACGGCAGTCTCGGATGTTCAAAGCCTTGCGCGAACTGTCTTGAACTGGCGCGACTCGCGGGAGTAACTCGTGTGAGATATTTTGACCTTTCGGGTAAACAAGAGGAATCGGCCATATGATTTTGGATGACGGAACAGACACAGATAAAGTCAAGATTCGGGCCGACAGTTGACGCTCTGGTATGACGGAATACACTGATAATTGGAAGTACCCACATAGCGGTAGTTTACGGGTTAATCAGCCCTTATAGCGGTACAGAAAACGCATTATAGCCGATATGAGCGATAATTATGACGAGAACGAGGTTTAGGGGCTTTGAGAAAAGATCGGCTCTTAAATCGGCCCCAATGAGAAATATGATTTTTCATAGGTAATATAGAATTTTTACATACAAAAAGTTACTTTTTTGATGTTTTTGGCATAAGTCAGATTTAGAAAAAATCGCCTATGATTTCTAAATACAAATTTCAAGGGCTTTTCCGGGGAGTAGATTTTTCTTGACAAGTATGTTATATTTGGTATTCGGGGGCGCAAAAAATGTCTGAACGAAGATTTATTCTCAATAAGAAATGTTTCGCCGCGCTCCGAGCGATTGGAGAGGGAAAATTCGAATATGCGTTTGTCGGCCCGAAAGGAATTTTATGTACAGACACGACTTCGATTATACGTGTAACATTGCCAACTCGTTCAAAAGCCACACCGACCGGAAATATGTTTGCGCCGACTGAACCTCAAGTTTTTCCTAAAGCGGTATTTGACAAAATCGTGCCAGAAACACAAGAAGAATTTGTCGAACTCCCCGAAGGTCTTGAAGCGAAAACTTCAGGCCGATTTACCGTTCCGAATCTCGAACAAGGAATTGTCGATTCAAATAAACAAACGGCGAGTATTACAGTTAACGCAAAAAGTTTGATTAAACTTTTACAAGCGGCGATTGAAGTCACAGATCATTCGCGCAGTCTTGTTAAACTTAGATTCTGTGGAAATAGTCTTCGGATCGACGCGCACAGAATGGAAAATGATCAAGAATTTTGTGGTGTGTTAATGGGAATACAATATAATGGTTCATGTATGCCGGGCGAACCGGACGGCAAAACAAATACGACAAACGAATATTACGAAGAAAAGCGTTTGCCGCTGCCGAGTACCGAAGGCAGAAAATTTCGATGAGAGTAACGCACTTTCTTATTAATGGCCCTCAATACAAAAACAAGTTATGGGCGTTTAGAGATTACACGCCGTCTAGTCTAGAAATTGATTCGAATGGCGCAATTTCATCTGAACGAGCAATTGAAATAATTAAAAAATGGAATACGTCCAGCCTTTATACGTATTCTTTGCCGGGTGAACATTTTGTCGAAAATACATTAGATTTTTCTTGAAATAAAGATTGACATCAATCTTTGTATTTAGTATTATATTTTAAGAGGGGCAACGCGTTGCAAACGATCCGCGTATGCTTTAGGGCGATCCGGCGACTAGATCGAAGATCGCCCACTTCTTAAATTTATGTCTAACCGAGTCAAAATCGAAGCGCTTTGGGATGAATCATTCGAGATTCTTCTTGACGGCGAAGTTGTCGGAACGGCCAAGACGAAGAATGAAGCGACGATGAAAGAATTGATTGTTCGTCAGAGCATTGGTGAAGGATTGTACGAAGTACAAAAAGAGGTAAAATCTTGAAATTGTGCTTGATTTCCGACACACATGGGCTTCACGATCAGCTTGTTTTGCCCGAAGCTGATGTTCTTGTTCACGCCGGAGATTTGCTTAATCGGGGCAAATTGTCTGAACTCAATTCTGCGTCACTTTGGCTGCAAGAACAAAAGAAGAAATTTAAAGAAATCGTCTTAATCGGCGGCAATCACGATTTCATTCTCGAAGCGTTCATGAAAGAAAATCACGAAGATATTTTACGAAAAGATTTCTTTCCTGGAATTCATTACTTGCGCGATTCGGGCGTAACGATTGATGGCGTAAATTTTTACGGATCACCGTGGCAACCTTGGTTCTACGATTGGGCGTTTAACGTTCAGCGCGGGCCGGATATCAAGAAGTATTGGGATTTAATTCCTCAAGATACGCAAGTCTTGGTTACACATGGCCCGCCTATGGGTATTTTAGATCGTGTAGGAAATGAACATGTGGGCTGTGCCGATCTTGCTGTCAGAGTTGCGGCGACTTGCCCGGAAGTTCACGTATTTGGGCACATTCATTGCGGATACGGTTATAAGAATTTCAATGGGACAGAATTCTTTAACGCGAGTGTCGTAAACGAAGCTTACGAAGTGGTAAACAAACCTTGGGTTGTGGAGATTTAAATGGCCGTGACATTAAAACAAATCCGGGCGAAGCGCGAAGAAGTAAGAATATTGCAAGAGAAATTCGAGATTCTTTATAAAGAATATTCGACTGTTTACAGTCTAAAAAAAGCCAAAGACGCGGAACAAGAGAAAGCGAGAGACGAATATCGACGAGCACATGAGGATTTAAAAGACATGGGCAAACAATTCGCTCTTGACGAAGGCGAAGACGCAATACAAGAAAAACTTTATCTGCCGGAACAAATAGCAGACGATGATATTCCGTTCTAATGAAGAGGAGAAAATATATGTCTGAATTTCCAAGTATTCATCAAGACGATTTGACTTTGGTTCAAAACAAGTCCGGGATTCGCGTTCTCAAGATTAACGAGTTTTCGGTCGCACAACGTTTGACAGGCGAAATACTTGACAATATTGTTCAAAGAAAGACTAATGAAAAATATCAAGACTAAGCCGGATGTCGGCCCGCTTCTCGCCGCAGGCTGGAAGAAAGTATATTCATTTAGTCCGTGGTGTTGGCAAGAGCCAAAGACATTTGCTTTATACAAAGTACAAGACGCGCTTGATCTTGTCGCGAGTCAGACAAAAGAAGCCGCAGAAATTAAACGTAAACATTTGAATCGCGTAATGGGCGCGAGAATCGCCGGAACAACATAGGAGAAAAAGAAATGAAAGACATTGATGTTTATGGCCAATTTACTGAAGACTTCTGGTTCTCAGGAAAAGATCGATCAGAGCTAGAAAGTATCGCTATTATGACCATCGGGTTAGGCGGCGAAACGGGGGAAGTTCAAGAACATATTAAAAAGCATATTCGTGATAACAATCTTGATCGAGACGCGCTAAAGAAAGAACTTGGCGATGTCGCTTATTATTGGGCGCGAATTTGTAAGCAATTTGGTTTTGCCCCATCTGAAGTCTTGCAAGCAAATAAAGAAAAGCTTGAATCCCGCCGACAAAGAGGCGTTTTAAGAGGAGATGGAGATAATCGGTAAATGCTTGTAGCAATTATTGTACTATGTATAATCGTCGTAATTCTTTGGCGCAGATATTCAAGTTTGCTTGCGAAACAAGACGCCGATACAACCGCGATTCGAATGCAAACGCTAGAACAAATGCAATCGGAACTCGAACGACATAAATCTTTAATCGCGGGCGAGTATGAGTTAAAGTTCGCAGATTGGAAATCCGAGCATACGGAAAAAGAACGCGCAAATGCAGTGAAAATCTCTCGGGCCGTAAATCGGGGATTAATATCAGAACAATTTGCGCCGTATCTTCAGGGATTTAATTACAACCCGAAAGACTCGCACTTTATCGGAGCGCCAATCGACTATTTAATCTTCGACGGACTTGATGAAGGAATATTAAAATCGGTTGTTCTGTTGGATGTCAAAACTGGCGTTGCGAAATTAAATTCGCGCCAAGTTCAGGTAAAACGTGCAATTGATGAAGGCCGAGTCAGATTTGAATCATTTCGCCCGGAGGTAAATTGAGTCTCGTTCTGTACGCAGACGGCTTTGGCGATTTGCCGAGTTATAGTTTTTACGGTGGAACAGAAACTCTTTTATTCGATCAGTCAAAATGGAGTTATTATCGTGTTACGCCCGAAGGTCGGGAACTACAAGCAGGCGTCACAACTGTTCTACATAAGACGATTGATCGTTCTGAACCATTGATGGCTTGGGCCAAAAAGAAAGCTCTTGAGAAGCTAAAACGATTATTAATCGCTGGTAATTATGTTGTAACGGACACGAACAACGACGAACCGAATTTACTGTTTGAATCGATTCTTGACGATATAATTGCTGCGGCAAAACGGGCTGACAAAGAAGAGTTAGAAGACGCGGGCGAAGTAGGAACAATTGCTCATAATTGGGCCGAACAGTACATTCGGGCGATATTACAGAATGACGAAGACAGACGATTAGAACTCCTGTCGAAGTTGCCAGAAGATGAACGATCCGCGAACTGTGTTTTGGCAATCTTATCATGGATGTTCGCGCATAATGTTCGCTGGCTAGCGACAGAGCGAAAGTGCTATTCACGTAAGTATAAAGTCGCCGGGACACTAGACGGACTCGCGCTAGTAGACTCTTGTACAGATACAAATTGTTGTCCGAAATCGTTCAAAGATCATAAATCGTTAATTGATTTTAAGACTTCTAATTTTTTATACGTTTCTTATTTAATGCAAACAGCGATTTACCAGCACTGCCAACAAGAAGAATTTGATGATGAAATCGACGACAGATGGATTCTTAGACTAGACAAAGAAACGGCAGAATTCGATCCGTGGTTTATGCCCGGAAAAGAATTATTCGAGCAAGATTTGGCCGGATTTCTGAATGCGCTGGCGCTTTATCGGTCGTTGAATCAATTAGAAGACCGAATTGATGATATTAAAGAAAAGAAACGTGATCGGGTGAAAGAAATACTTGCGGCGGAACGGCAATTACAATGTTTAGATTATACAAAGTACAAAGGTTCGCGCCGAAAGAAAGGCTGTAACGGGGCAGAAACAATGTGCGCGGCGTGTGAAACTTTATACTTGACAAAGCATCCTGTACATGTATAATAATATTATGTCGATTATGAACAGTTACAACGCGATGGCCGACAGGAATAGAATAGTTTTTGAAGCCTTGCGGAGTTTACGTAATGAAATCCACGGTGCTTTGGATATTGCAGATCGTGTAGAAGTAGCACGTCTCATAGGCTGGACTAATCTGCGATGCATTGAACGACGTATTGCTGAAGCTGACACGATCTTAAACAACCATCCGAATACATAGTATATTCGATAAGAGGTGAAATATGCGCGATTTGCCGAAGTTGTCTTGGCTGAACGGAAAGACGTTTGTACAAAGTAATGGCGGGCGAAAGAGCGCGCCCGGACGTAAAACTGAGCATCAGAACGCGGCTATCGACGGTGTTGATCGCGATATCAAGAAAGAAATTCATACCGAACATCCTGAACTAAAGGCGGTGATATGAATTTATTCACATATCTCGAAATCGATGCAGACAAACTCGATGAATATATCGATAATCGTTTGATCGACCGGAACTTTCATGACGAATTTCCGCTCGCGATTATGTGTTATGGCCGGAAAGCGGTTTACGATAATATTTGGGATTCGGTCACAACAAAATGTCGCGGGCTAATTTACAATACAGAGACATTTGAAATTGTGTCTCGGCCATTTGAGAAGTTCTTTAATTATGGCGTTCCTCCGCTCACTGCGCTTTGTTCTCATTACGATGCGAGCTTTTCGGGCGAACCCGAGATTTACGAAAAAATGGACGGATTTCTTTGTATTCTGTATAATTACAACGGGATAGATTATATCGCGAGCAAAGGTTCGTTCAATTCAGTTCACGCAAAATGGGCGACGAAATGGTATCAGAAACATCGCCCGGATTGGCGCTGGCGTCCGGGATTTACTCCTGTGTTTGAAGGATTGACACCAAATCTCAGAATCGTAGTTGATTATGGAAAACGTGAAGGGTTGACGTTACTCGCTCTGATCGACAACGAAACGGGCGAAGAAATCGATTACGACGATTTGTGTCAGTACGCGTCTTTAAACAGTTTGTCCATTCCTGAAAAGTATAGGTTCACGATGGATAAAGCGTTAAAAGAAGCAAATACTAATAAGCAGAACTTCGAAGGTTTTGTGCTCGTGTGGCATAGATCAGGCCAAACACCCTTTCGTCTCAAAGTAAAGCTACTCGAATACTTGAAAATTCACCGTATTGTGACACAAACTAGCCCGAAACGCATTCTCGAAGCGCTGGAAAACGGTTGGGATAGTGTTTTAGATCAATGGACGAACGAGACAAACCCTTGGTTTAGTCATTTCATTAGCAAGTGGCGGCACTATCTGGAGAATGAATACAAGCAAATTAATGGCGCAGCAGAAACAATATTTATGTGCGCCCGAGCAGCGCTAAACGCGCCGCCTTACGGAAATGAGCTTCCGACTCGCAAACAGTGGGCAGAACTTTTTACAAATACACAAAATAAGCCGATTTCGGGCGTTCTCTTCGCAATGTTAGACGGAAAAAACGTTCGCCCGATTATCTGGAAAATGCTTAAAAGTAAAGTATCGGGCGTAAAACCGTTAGTCGATAGTCATTTGTAGGAAGGTAAAATGAAAGAAATTGTACTGACAAAAGGATATGTTGCACTTGTTGACGACGAGGATTATGAACGCGTGTCAGCATTTAAATGGACTACGCATATCGATAATAAAAATGGTCGTATCTACGCAGTGAGAAACCATTTAAGCAAGCCGAATAGTATGCATCGTTTTATTTTAAACGAAACAAATCCAAACATTCATGTCGATCATAGAAACGACAACGGCATTGACAATCAAAAACACAATCTTCGTCGGGCTACGCCGTCCTGTAATCAAGCTAATACAGGCAAGTTTTGCAATAATACTAGTGGTTTTAAAGGCGTTCATTGGGATAAAGTTCGGAAAGCATGGGCAGCACAGATTAGCGTAGATAATAAAAAGCTGTTTATTGGACGTTTCGATCAGAAAGAAGATGCGGCAAAGGCTTATGATGTTAAAGCAAAATTGCATTTCGGAGAATTTGCCAGATTTAATTTTCCAAAGGAGGAAGTATGTTTGACCAATTAGAGAATCCGCCAGCAATCGTTGATTCTGCTGAAGCCGGACAAGCGGCGAAAGTCCGCAAGCAATTAAACGCGCTGATCAAGAATCTTGGGACGAGCACATTCGACATAATGGACTTAGCCTTTGAGATAAAGAGCAACGGCTATTTCAAACCAAAATATAACACGTTTGCCGAATACGGGAAGACGCTTGATCTAAAATTGAGCAAACTTTACTATCTTGTAAAGATAAGAGAAGTCAT